CGATGGAAACCCAGTAAAATTGGTTTGCACTAAAGGCGGATTAAATTTAGCCACTATGACTGATCCTAAAGGTAATGATACGGTCTTAGGAGCAGCTTCTCACCGGGCCATTCTTTGTTACTCAATTGAACAAAAATTCCCAACCTACCATCCACCTATTATGAAGAGTGAGGGATTAAAATTCAGTGCCGAAAGTCACTCTCATTTTTTAACCGAAGATCTTCGTAAATCTGGACACGATATCTATTCGGTACAAGAAGGCAGCAGCGTAGATTTTTATGTTACTAAATTGAACATCAAAGTTGCCACAATTAGCTCTTCCATTAAAAACAACCAACTTGTAATCGATTCTTACAAGTTGCCAAAAGAGTTTGTTGCGGGTGTAAGTGGTGCTGTAAGCGAAAAGGCTCTCGGAGCTGGATTGAAAGGCGTAAAGGTCCTATAACATGTGCGTCAAAATCATTAGCTCAGAAAATATCCAAGAATTCGATCCATCACAACCCTTAGAGATTCAGATAAAGGACGCTAAGGAAGTTTTTGTAAACTATACTCCGACTGACTCTAAGATCCCGCGTTTCTTAAGGGAATTAGATAAGCTTTGCAATGATGGCATAAGTTGTAATTTGTCTTTTAGATTCAAAGCGAATAATAATCTCGAAGGTTTTCGTATGGAAAGACAGCTAGAGAAAATTAAGCAAAATTTTGAAGTAAACGAAATCGTTAAAAGTTTAGTAAATATGTACACTAAAACAGACAAAAAGCTAGAAGAAATGAGCGATTGTTTGTTAAGGAAAGTAAATGAGTAATAGAACTCCAAAAGGGGAACAGCTTCAGGCCATCAATCCATGGTGTCCTTTGGTTGAAACCTCATTCAATTTAATCAGCGATGATGCTTTTGTTACAGGACAAGGCATTGATTATAGTCATTGGAAAGCTTTGCCCTCTCCTATCGGATTAAAAGATCGTGGTGATTATAGACGTGATGGTCTTGATGTATTGACATCAAATGGAATGCTGTACTTTTGTGCTGGAGTATTTACCGCTTGTGAAGTCGAAAACGATACTAGCAAAAAGAGAACTGATGGTGGAATTGTCGATCCATCGGTTAGTCGTCTGATCTTACCAAGATTTTATAATAAGACTAAATCTGTAGGTACTCAAGTAAATGGGGCTCCGGTCGATGATGGAAGCAGGATTTATCTAGCTCCAGGAGACCGCCTCTATGTTTCGGATCCGGTGGCGAACGTAAGCGTTTCTAATTATCAAAAAATGACTTATGAAGTCGGGCCAAATGTTCCTATGTTCCCTATTATTCAATTGGAAGTACCAATTATCGATAGTAAGAATAACCAATACATTCAAGGTGTTGACTACTGTCTGAGTGGTGATGGAAACATTAATTGGATGGATGGCGGAAAGAATCCCGGATTTGATCCTGCCACTGGTAAGGGGAACGTCTATTCTGTCCGATACTTATATAAGGCATTTCACTATGTAGTTGAAATCCCTAAAGAAGTTAGGATGTCTAACGTAACTGAAGGTGGTGCTCGGGTTCCTGAAAGAATGGCTTATTACGCTATTATTCAAAGAGAATACATTTACCATTCCCAAAACAGACCCGATCCTAAGAATCAGTCTCAGTCAACTACTCCCCAGAGAGCAGTCCAGGAGCCCCTGGATTCAATTAAACCCGGTCCTGGCTCTATTAACGTCGATATGATCAGCATTACAGAAGACGACCTTGGAACAGACCAAACTTAGCAATCTTAAGTGATATAACCTAATAGAGGACTTTTATGGCAAAAAATAACCGTGTGATAGACAACAAGTTTTTACAAGACCCAGACCAAATTAAGTCGGTCGAGTATAATCCTGCGTCTGGTGGCCAAAAGTCCCTTACAGTTGGACCAAGACTCATTCCAATCCAAATTGCAGGTGGGTATACCACCAATGTCTCTACGAAGACAGCGCTCCCATATCTTGGTGCGAATCTTGCAATTTATAATAACGCAGGTGCAGTTGGTTCAGTTACAATTGGTGACACTACCATTACGGCATTGGCCCCAGGAGCCGTAGATGCAAACGGAAACGTTGGTGCAGCTTGTCCTCCGAATGCATGGTCTTACCTCTCTGCCGGAAACAATCAATTTATCATTTCTACTGCTTCTACTCTTTTTGTTTACATTATTGAAGATCCTACTAGAATCGCTCAAGAAACTGGACCATACGCACAACAAAATGCACAAAATACGCAACCAATATCTTAGTAAGATTTTGGACGAAGATTTCCTACAGTCTTTGGCTAAATCTGCAGACCTCTATAAAATCGGATCTAACTCTGTGTTGGACCCTGAAGAGATCCGCATTGGTTTAAAAGTTGTTCCTAGAGCGGTTATGTCATTGCTTATCAATGCTTTGACTCCTATGCCATTAAATTCAAGTATTGAGTTGCAACTACCATTCGGCAAAAATGCTCGCATGAATGCAAATAAGAATGCGGCTGACGACTACACTGGTTCTGTTTACGACAATAATAAATTAGTTTACGATTTCAAAAATAGATCTATTCCTGGACTTGGAATAATTCTTTTATCTACATTTGAGCTTTATCAACTCGAAGAACTAAAAGATCAAATTAAGCCTTCTGAGGATGCTGATGCAAAAATCCAAAAGCTCATCGATGAAAGAATGGAGCTTCATTCCTTAGTCAGTCGAGTAGTTGAAAACAAGATTTCTGAAAGAGAAGCTCTTAACAGTCTTATGATCAACAAGCTTAATGAAGAGCTGAAAAAAGAGCATGTAAAAAATGCTAAGATTGAGGAAATCAGAAAGATTCACGAGCAATCAACTCCTCAATCCAATCCATATTTTCAAGGTATGACAAATGGCATAGAAGTTGCGAATTCGATTGCAAATGAGAAAGAGCCTAAATTTGTGGAAGCACCTAAAAAAAAATTGGATTTTAAACCAGAAGATATGGCTAAAAAAGAAGCTTCTCCAGAAAAAGGCTCTCCATTAAAAAGCTTCATTGATAGAAAAAAGAAAAAAGCTAAAGAGTATCGCGTTGAGATTGCTAAATCCGAAACTGTTAACTGCCCAGATTGCAATCAAACTATTTTTGGCAAAGGATCGTTCTCTTGCTGCCTTTGTTACGGCCAAGATCAACATAAGAAAATTTGGATTAAAAAATCAGAAGAAAGCATTCAAATCAGATTTTCTCGTGACTGGGATCAAGAGAATATTCAAATGCTTTTAGAAACATTGAGAAAAGAAAATGGAAAAGATTAAGCCAGGAATGATCTTTATTGCAGTAGACGGTGACGGTATCGGCAAGATGGTCGGTCGTGCTGTTATTGCTAATGATGTTGAAGAACTACATAAGGTATCTAGTCGCATTGATGCTGCTCAGGCTCATATCGATAACTGGTGCAAGCAAAACGATGGCGTTAAAATCTCAGGTGGTGGCGATGAAGCTACCATGGCTATTCCTGCTGAAGCCAGAGAAAAAATTAAAGAATTAAGAAGTCAGATCGAAAAATCCTTTGGTTATACAATTTCTGCCGGTGTAGGCAAAAACCTTTCAGAGGCTGGAACTGCACTATTGGTTGCAAAACTTCGTGGCAAAAATAGAATCGTTTATTTTAATAAACATATTAATGATGATATTAAAAAAGCCAAAAGACGAGTAAAAGAAAAAAGAGCGACACAAGAAGAGTATAAACTTGCTGAAGCTTATTTGGAAAAGAGTGAACTTATGGTGTGCAATTTACATAAAAGCAAACTTTGTGCCCTTCACAAAAATGAAGATGGTGCTCCTGCCCCAAAAAAGAAGTGTCCTGAACATAATGACAATGAAGATGCTCGTACAGATGACTGTCAGTTTTGCCAAGACTTAGATGCTCAAGAAAATGCCGATGGAACTGCTGGTATGCATGACGACTGTCCTGCTTGTCAAGAATTGGACCAAACAACTGCAAGTGCTAATGCCAATGAAGGTCATGACGACTGCCCTTACTGTAATGAAATGCAATCATCTCAGCAACATGATGACATGTGCGACTGCCCTTGGTGCGCTCAATATGATCAAGATCAAGAAGGCATTGTTGAACAAAACGGTGATCCATCTCATCCAGATAACTGTCCTCAATGCCAAGAACTCTACGGTGACGCTATAGAAAGTAATCCAGCACAAACTGGTCAACAAGATCCTAATTTACAAGGTCATGAGACTGCGGAAGAAGTTCTTAATCTACTTGATCAAGAGCCGGGTTCTGGAACGGAAGATCCTACGGCACAAGCTCGTCAAATTGATAATACTGAAATGCCTCAAGGCGATGCAATGAAAAATAATGTTTCTGTTAAGTCCAATTTTGGACCTGCACAGGCGCAAAATGTTTCAGATGCCGATAAGGATTTCCAACAGCAAACTGATCAACAATCAAATGAAGATCAGCCAGACATGATGGGCGTTCTTCAAGGTGGATTACAAGATAATCAAGATCAGATTCAACGTGATAAAGTTGTTAATATGGTGTCTCAAACCCTTCAGCAATTTAAAGCTAACAAGCAATCATTAGAAGCGACAAAAGATCAGAATCAAGGTTTGTATACCTCTTGTATTCAGATGCTTAAATCTATGATTGAACTTTGCAAGCTTTTAGGTCTTGAGCCATCAGTGCCACCTACTCAGCAACAAGGTGCAGATCCTCAACAACAATCAGCGCCACCAGCAGTAAATCCAATGCAACAAAAAGCGGCTCCTGCGGAGGGTGCCGCTCCAGACCCAAAACCCCAGGGCTAGGTGGAGCGATCTCATCTAGCAAACTTTCTGCAAAACACAGTACTCCGCATATTGCCAAGGATCCGATTCCTGAAGGCGGCGTAAATGGTAAAGGCCAAAAGAAAATAACGGACGAGAACGGTAAAGTTCGTTTTATTGACATGAAAGAGGGACGCGTATTAGGTCCAAATGGAGTACCTGTAAAAGGCTAATATGTCTATTTTTAAAGTCACTTTAGATGTATCTGGACTCACTCAATTTCTTGAGAATTTCAAGAAAGAAGTGATTGCTGATATGAAGAAATCAATAAAGGGACTTGCTGTAGATACCCAGACTCACATTGTCGAGGAAGCGAATAATAAATTAAAATCTAGTCGCAAGGATTATTTGGAGAATTTATCCCAAGCTGAAAAGATTGATGACTATTTATGGGAGATCACCTTAAAAGCAGATGCACAATGGATCGAACAGGGATTACCAAACAATTTTGATATGAAAAAAGGTCTGCTTAATACGGTAAGACCTGGAGCTAAGGGACAGATCAAGACCGGTAAAGATGGAAAGAAATACAGAGTCGTAGCTTTTGATCAGGCTACAATGCCATCTGAGATGAGTAGCAATGAAGACAAACTCAAATACCAACAAGAGCTTGTTAAAAAAGTTAAGTCAGAATTAAGGAAAAGAGAAATCCCTTACAAAAAATTAGAGTTGGATCCAAAGACAGGGAGTCCAAGAGTAGGTAAGTTACATTCGTTTGATATAGAGAGTGGGATTCCAGGGAAAGGCAATACGCCTGTTTTACATGGACTCTCAGTGTATCAAACGAAAGACGAGACTACTGGAAAAGTAAAGAGAAGCATAACCACCTTTAGAACCGTTAAAGAAGGTCAAGACGGTAAATGGATTCATCCAGGTCTAGAAGGTAAGAAATTCTTTGATGAAGCAAAGAAATGGGCTGAAGATAGATGGGAAAAAGATATTTTACCGTCATTGATTTCTAAATACGAAAGTAGATAATTATGTCTTTATTTTTAGGCGACATCAGAATTAAGACTGCAATCGAACTTGGTCTCGAAGATATCCAAAAGAATGCTTGGATTATTAACGATATCCTAGGCGATACCTTGGCCAATCCGTATCTTCGTGAGCGGTACGGATCTCAAATAGATTCGTGTAAGCAATGGATTGCCAACAATAGAATCAATATCTTTCTATCTAATCGTGATGATAAAATGGAATTCCCTTGCGTAGTCATTCAGCTTGGTACCAGCAACGAAAAAGCGGACATGAAACACATGGGTGATTTAAGCGTTGAAAAAGTACGCTTGATGCCAAACAATATTAATAAACCAATCCCATACGTAATCAAACCACTTTCTGGTAGTTATGATCCAAATACTGGCGCATTCACTTTTTCGTCAGATGTAGAAATTGCACACGTAAATGCTGGTATGATTCTTGTAGATCCTGCAACCGGTAATGGATATCAGATTCAAAGTGTTACTCAAGTGAATGCCGTAAATCTTCTTCCTAAATTAACTTTATCGGCAGCAAAATACGGCGTCATTCCAGAATACCAGTTTTATGAGACACGAATCGGACATACGTTCATGCAAGAGCCCTATAAAATTACTTGCAACGCCTTAGACCAACAGACCCTTCTTTGGCTTCATGCGATCACTTCGTACTCACTTCTTAGATACAGACAGGCACTTCTTGAGAAAGACGGATATGCAGAAAGTTTAATTTCTAGTAGTCCTATGTACCCAAATCCAGACTATTCAGATGCTGGACAGGTAATTTGGTCCAGGGATATCGAGATTACCGGCCAAGTTGAGAATAGATGGTATATGCAGCCTCACCGCATCGTTGAAAATATTGAGATGGGTCAAGGAGATGGCTATACAGGGGGAATCAAGATTATAAGCAATATAACTGATACCTTCGAAGATCTAGATACAGTTAATTGGAGTACTTTGGCCGAAATTGCTCGTAGAGGCGATGAATAAAACAATCTTAGGAATATATGTCCAAGCAATACACTCCTAGAGAGGTAGCCATAAAAATTCTTGAGAAAGCTGAGGAACTGGCTAAGTCTGCAATAGGCGGTTTGAAGCAAACTCAGGTGGCACCGGTTCCTGGGGTGATTAGTCCGAGTAACAACAATTCGGCTAGTCCTATGAAGGTAGGCTCTCAAGCGGTTGTAAAGACAGCCAAACCCAAGAAATTGGGTGGAGCAATGGACAAGCCCAGCGTGTTTTTTGGTAAAAATGAGGATTTTAAAAACATTAAGAAGCCAAGTATTGAGAATTTAAGGATTTTTTTAGAGAAACAAAGAAAGAAATAATTTAATCCAATCTTAACGATTATGGAGACCCACTATGTCAGATAAAAAATTTACTCCACAAGAGGCGGCTGTTTTAGTTCTTAAAAAAGCCGAAGAACTCTATAAATCCTCTAGCCTAGCTAAAGGGGATTGGGCTAAAATTCATTCCAAATTGAAACGTGAAGGCTATTCTGAAGAGAGTGCCGACAAAATCGATGGCGCTATTAAAGCAAAAATGAATAAATCCGATGAACAAGGGCAAAATCCTGATGCAAAAGCAGATGCGGACCTTGGTGAAAAAGTAGAGCAAGATGTTCAGGAACATGAAGAGAAGAATTCAGATCCAGCACATGCAGAGCCACAAATGAGAGGTCACATTAAGCTGGCTAAGTTTATGGGACGCATGGAGCACAAAAAAGGTCAAAAGTCTAAAGAGATGGATAAAAGTGAAGAAGCTCGTAAAGGCGTACTCAGTGAAGATGCTTCTAAAATGAGTGGAAAAACCGGTAATGTTCGCGCAACAACTGAAAGCAATCAAAATCAAACTGGTATTAATCAAACCGGAAATAACGGTCGTAGTGGCGGAATGAGCGAAGCCGGAAATATGGTTCGCAATGCACAATTTTCTACTCCTAAAGGTGCGGCAGAAGCAAAACAAGGCGCTAAAAGTATTCATGAAGCTACTTTGAATCAAATTCATCAAATGTCAAAACCAAAGTTACCAGGATAATAAGATGGCTAAGGAAAAGAAACAACAAGAATTTAAATCAGACGAAATGAGCTTAGAAGAAGCCCGTCAATGGAGAACTTCGCTTTATAAGCCAACTCCAAAAGTTTTAAATGAAGATCAAAAGAGAGAAGCTTTTCGTATTTTTTGGGCCGCAAATAAATCCAAATATCAAAAAGCCAAATCTATTGAAAAAGCGCTTTGGCTACATTTAAAAGCAATCAATATGGATACGCCAGAAAGTTTTGCTAATGGCTTAGCTCACTTCGGGCTTAAAAAGATTAAGTAATAGGAGATATTAAAAATGTCACAAAGAATTGTTACTCCGTGGTTAAACACAAATGTCCCAGGTGCCTATACCAACACTCAGGTGATTTCAAATGCATCTGGCTTGGCTACCTCAGGTGTCGTCCTCATCATGGGCGAAGCTAGTGCGGGTCCTGATTATACCGTTACAACATTAGCCAATAACTTTTTTGGTCCTTCTGCCTTAAATACCGTTAGAAGTATTTATGGTTCAGGTCCAATCGTTGATGGTTTCGCAGCTTTATGTGCTTCAAGCAATGATCCAGATATTACCGGTGCTCCATCTTCAATTTATATCTGTAAAACAAATAGAGGTCGTGAAGCATCTGCTTTCATGTTGACCCATTCTGCTTCTACTTATGGGACATTAGTTGCTTCAAACTATGGATCCGGTGGAAATCAATATAGTTACACCACTACCGCACTTCAAGCTGAAGTTGCTCCAACCATTACCGGAAATACTATCACTTCATACAGTGGTCTTTCTGGTGCTACTTTTACTGTTCGGGTAAATGGTGGTCCTTCCATAGTAATTACTCCTACAGGAACAATTACTAACGTTGCGACATTGGTAACTTCATTAAATGCTACTTTCACAGCAATGGCTACAACTTTAGTTGCTGCTCCTGGAACTGCTCCAAATACTGTTTCTATCAGTCTTCCAGCCGATGCTGCTGCTTATAGCGAAGGATTCGGAAAATCGTTTGAGTTAATCGATTCGACTCCAGGTGATTTGGCTGCATTAGGATTTTCTTCAGGTCTCTATACTTCTTCGGATGAACCAGCGGTTGAAGTTCAAATCGTTAATTCTAGCACTGGTCTTAATGAGACTCTTAATATTTCTCCAGTAATCGCTCTTTCTATGGGCTATGAAGGAACAACTGCAACTGTTACCATTAATGCTACTACATTAACTACTACTGTAACTGGTGGAATTGGAGCAAATTTATCTATAGAATTAAATCAATTCACCACTATTGGTCAACTTGCGGCCTACATTAATTCTCAACCAGGTTATTCGGCTAGTTACAATTCTTCAGTAAATTCAAATCCTACTTCTGCTTTAGATCAAGTAACTGCTCTTGGGATCGCTTCTACCGCAGATGTTCAGCCAGGTCGTATCAAAAACTCTGTTGCTGCTTTCGAAGCCGCTCTCTCAACCTCTACTGCGGTTAACTTTACTTCAACGGCAGTTGCTGGTCTTCCAGATCCTGCTGCTCTTGCTTATCTTTCAGGTGGATTGCTCGGACCGACTCTCGCTGCTGATATCGTGAATGCAATTGCCCAATTTGCTGGAATTCAAGTGAACATTATTGTTCCTTTATTTTCTCAAGATGCAACTGCTGACATCGCTGCTGGCAATACTTCTCCATCTTCTACCTATACGATTAATGCGATCAATGAATTGCTAAAATCTCATTGTATTCAATATTCAACTCCTACTTTGAAACGCAATCGTACTGCAATTTTATCGATCAACGATACTTATGCAAATTGCAAAGTTCAAGCTCAAGAACTTGCAAGTTATCGTTGTGATTTGACTTGTCAGCAAGTTACACAAATTAACTCTTTGGGTAATAGTACCTTGTTCTTGCCTTGGTATGCTGCTTGTTTGGCTGCTGGGATGCAGACTGCAGGTTTCTACAAATCAATTTGCAATCATTTGACGAACGCAATTTCGTTCCAAGATCCTGCTGGTTATAACTCTGGTGATCCAGATGATGTTTCTGATGCTTTGACTGCAGGACTTTTAGTTCTTGCTCAAAACACTTCAGGCATTCTTTGGGTATCAGATCAAACTACTTACGGACTCGACCAAAACTTTGTATACAATTCAATTCAATCAGTTTATCTTTCTGATATTTTATCTCTTGACTTGGCACAAAGTTTCCAAACTGCGATCGTTGGTAAGTCTGTAGCGGACGTTTCTGCTGCTTCAGCTTTAAGTTTCCTGCAACAACGTTTTGATTATTACAAAAAACTGAAAATGACTACCACTTCAAGTGATGCGCCACTTGGATACAAGAATGCAAGTATCCAAATTACGGCTCCCTCAATGTATGTGAATGTGGAAGCAAAATTAACAACCAGCATTTACTTCGTAGCAATCAATCTTGCTCTTAGTGCAGTTACACAATCTGCTTCATAATAGATTTTAAGGAGATAGTTTATGGCAATTATAGATGACAGTGGACGGGGCGGAATTTCCGCTGCAGCATCAAAAGTTATTACCGGTGGTCGATCAGTTGTATCGATTGACAATGGATCTGGACCAGTCGTAATTGGTATTTTTGATTCTTGTCAAATCAGTGAAAGTATTTCTTCTGAAGATATCCATCTTCTTGGACGTTATTCACCAGATGAAATTACTTTGGTAAGCTACAATGCAGTTAACGTTGCTTGTACAGGTTTTAGGGTTTATGGATACGGAGTGAAAGCTCTTGGACAATTCCCTACCTTGAATCAATTACTTGGTTTGGGACCAGTTACAATTACCGTTGCTGACCGTGAAAACCCAACTGGAGCTTCTATGGCTACAATTATTGGATGTCTTCCTGATACCAATTCGAATAATTTTCAATCTCGTGCAACCAGCAAGATCAACCTTACCTATAAAGGTATCGCTGTTACTGATGAATCTGCTCCTAACGATTCTGAAGCAGGCGCAGTTTCTCTTCCTTAATCGGATATTAAAATATTTAATATTTAAGCTCCATATATTTAATTATATGGGGCTTTTTTGTTGTAAGTCATTGTAATATGATATAATCTTAGATATATGTCAATTGCTCACCCTAATTTAAAGACTTGTTCTAACAAAAAATGTAATTTAGTAAAGCCACTATCGGAATTCGATAAGCTAAAGACTACGAAAGATGGATTGAATTCTTGGTGTAAAGAATGTTGTAGGATTTATAAATCAATACATTATAAGAAAAACAAAGATGGAATCTTAAATAAAAATGCTATTTATCAACACGAAAATAAGAAAAGAATAAATTCCCAAAGGGCAGAATATCGCTTAAAAAACAAGGAAAAAATTGCCCTACAGCATCTAGAGTATCGCCTAAAAAATAAAGAAAAAATTGCTATAAAAAAAGCTGAATATATGTCAGTATATTACGCTAAAAACAAGAAATTAATAGATAATAGAAACGCCACATATGATAGGCTTAATCAGGGCAGAAAAAACGCTAGGATCGCTAAACGTCGAGCTTTAAAGGTTGAAGCCACTCCTAAATGGTTAACGGCAGATCAATTAATGGAAATAGAGAATTTTTACATAAAAGCAAACGACTTAAGTAAAACTACCGGAATTTCTTATCATGTAGACCATATTGTTCCTATTCAGGGTAAGAATATAAGAGGTCTTCATGTTCCTTGGAATCTGCAGATCTTAACGGGACACGAGAATGTCTCTAAAGGAAATAAGCTTATCTCTTAGTCCAATCTTATAAATATGGTTAATTTACCGAACGCATCAACTGCAAATACAGAATCTACAGCAACCAATACAGCTGATGTGGCTGCTGCCCAAAGCGAATTCATAGCTGCTACGACCGTTTTAATCAATCAGGCTATATCTAACGGTCTATTCCTTGTACAGCCAGTATTACCGCCTTTGGTGACTTCGGCCTACGTTAAGACTTATTTTACTAACTTGGGATATGCCGTACTTTTCCCAATTTATCCTGTATATGGCTACAATCCATCATTTGTGCCGGGATTTCCAGAAGTGCTCCCTCCAGGATACATAAACCCCTTCTTCGATCACGCTTATCCAGGCCCACCAAGAATTCAGATTTCCTGGACCTCTTAACAATTAATTACAAGCAATCTTAACTACATCAGCTTCATGGCATGGGTCATGATTCTAGGTTAAGGAAAATGGAAAATGGCTACAGAACGCAATTATAATGCGGTTCCACCTGTATCGCTTACCGCAAATGGTAGCACAGAGGGTGTCGTACAAGTCGTTGATAGTTCAGGCTTTTATGTCCAGATGCAAGCCACGCTTGCAAATAATACTCCTACCAAATTAACAGTTTATATCAAGAGAGTTGTGGATTCTACAACCTTGTGGGTTGGCGCTACAAAAGGTGGGATGGACCACAATGTAGACGTGAGCATGTTTACGACTGCTACACTATCCACCATTTCCGCTGCGGAACAGCCTAAACAAACAGTTCCCATGGAAGCTAGACTCCTAGCAACCTATGAAAACGATCCTGTAGACGCCTGGAGAACGATTCCGGTAGATGAGTACGGGAATCACTACAATAACTCAAACCCTCTTCCTGTAGCCCTCGAAGGAAGCATAAGTATAGGGGCCGTCTCTATTATCGAGGGTGGCAATACAATGACCGTCA